TTGGAATCGGCTTGGTCCCACTTTGTCTACACAAATGCCTTCTTCGGTCGACTTCGCTCTCGAGGATTTCAGATAATTGCATCTAGCCCTGGCGTTCCGGATCGCGTAGTGGATTCTATACTGTCTCAGTTGCCACCTGATCCAGATTTCAGAAGTAGCGGGTCTGCAGCGATATTTAGAGTTCTTCGTCCAATTCCGAAAACCACGGTATTTGTTCGTACCCAATTCAGCGGAGATGAGATAACTCGAAACTCAGAAGCTCCTCGTCCCAAAAACTACCTGTCACATTGCTTGGTTTGCCATCAGAAGTCTCCAACATGGCAAGAATACTTGGCTGTAACAAGGTTCTCATGGATTTCGTCAGCTACATTTTTCGAGGTTCCTGAAGCCAGCCGTTCTGAGATAGCGCTTCAGCCCCCCAACATCGATAATCTCTCAAAAAAATCACTCGATGAAGTATCTATTCAGCCAGACAAACGTCATTTGGGGGTACTGAGCCAACTCGTGCACCTCGATGAAAATGATTTGTGTCGACCGATTACTTGTGAATACTTATCTTCAGAGGAAGCATTTATTGTCTTCCTTGAGGCACTCGCACGGCTTTGCGAGACCAGTGCCAGTGCCGTGGTGCTACAAAGAGCTTCTGCACAAATCAAGTCGCACGTAGGTTTTGGCAACTCAGAGATGAAACACCCAAAATTGTTTCTTGACGGAAAGTTGATTCGCGAATCAGATTATGATCATAATTCGATAGCCGGTTCTCTGTCCATCCTGCATCCATTCGAACTTCACGAGATTTATGAGAGCATTAGCTTGAAGGTTGAGAAATCAAGTATAGGACAATCCATAGAGCAGCGAGCTGCAAACCTTCTTTCCCCATCCCCCATTTGGGATTCAGTTGGCATTGCAGTTGCGTGCGAATTTATCGCCAAGGGCGTCAATTGTGGTTCCCTAGGAAACCTCTTCCGGTCAAGACTAAACGATATTGGTTTCTTGAAGGCCTTAGAGACGGACGTTGTCGGTGGAGGTAATTTGGTCGAAAGTATTCTTCGTGGAATTGATTTTTATGATTTCTTCGGCATGACTTCGAAGACGGCTTCTGACTTTGATGCAGGTGAACTGCCCGGCCTTCACCTCGCGATGGCATTACTAGGAGTAAGTGGTGAGCGCTGCACCAAGGAAGCCCCAAGCCAACGCATTGAAGAGTCCTCTTCAATTTTGGAGGCTCTCCGCGGATCGCACAAGATCTTGGGTGAAATTAAAACTGTAATTATACTTCGGAAACTCAACCAGAACGAAAGAGTTTCCGACAAATTACTTTGGAGCGTTTTTGAGTTTTCAATCCAATTTTCTGACGGGTCGTCTTATCATGTTTACATACGAGATCTTGTTGAGGCTTTCCTGCGACAGAACGGAATTCAACGCTTTAGTGAGGTATTCAGCGATTGGGTGAGTAATATTTTGTTGCGACTTCATGGCGCCGACAATTTAGATCCCGTTAAGATTGGATGCGTTCTATCCGTGGTTGTCAACGGGATTGCGTCATCAAACGGAAAAAACCCTGAAGTAAGAACTTTCTCAAAGCGGCAACCGGAAGTTGGTTCGCGATTATTGAGGTGGTTTGGAGCATGGCCGCGTAACGGAGAAGGCGAATGAACAAAGAAGAAGCAAGATCGCCATTGAGAGCCGAAGGCGGCATGGCGAGGACAGTATCCCGTTTTTTTGTGTTGGCAATTGCGGTGCCGTTTTGGATTGTAATAGGCCTACCGATATGGCTTTCGATGATCTTCCGAATGGCGATCGTTTCGTCACTGAAGCTAATGGTTGAATCCATCAATGGGCGAGCTACAGATAATTCCTTGATTGCACTTGAGGATGCGGCACGGTGGTGGCCAAAGGGCCTTACGATCATTATATCCTCGGGGTCCTCCGCAAGTAGAACTGCTGAGGATGAAGCGCTAGCCCAAGATCCTCAGCGCTCAAAGCGAAAGTCAGCATGGAATGATCGGTCCCTCTTGTTTCGAGCGTTTCTGGAACTGTGCTGGGCCGCCAGCTTAGTTGGATTCATTTTGTTCTTGCTTTGATCTATGCCACATGAAGAGCATTTCGTTCTACACAGGTCTCAAAGCGTCTCAAGTTTCAGTCCGCTCTGAATGCCTTAGCTTTCAGGAAGCCCTACAACTTCCTCAAGGAGCGGGAAATGAAACTTATGATTGCAATTTTGATCGACATCCTCGACTTCACCGTTGGGCGCTTGTTGTTCGCAACGCCGTTCGCAGGCGAGATCATCGGCTTGATCCTCGGCTATATCATGTTTGGCCCACGTGCTTTCTGGTACGCTGTGGAGGCTATCGATGTAACCGAACAAGTCGACGGTTTCATACCAACAATGACCCTGATTGCCCTTGCGTCAGACTGAACCGACTGCAGCCGAAGAAAATTCATAGATCACACGGCGTCGGATAAGTTTCCGGCGCCGTTTCTGTCTTGGGTGTTCATGAAGCCCATGCCTTTCGATCGCAGACCCTGAAGACCCTATGGACAAGGCAAACTTCTGTCGTCGCGCAACGTTTATCAACATTACAGCCAAGCAGGCATATTAAGAAATTGGTGGCCCGGACGAAACCCAAGCTACCGCCTTGCGTCCACATCGAAACCGGAGGTGCCTCATGCCGACAATTAGCTTCTTGAACCGTCTCATCTCTCGTGAAGGTCATTGCGTGCAAAAGCTCAAAGCCAAGGACTCAACGGGTCAATGGGCCTACTACTTCGTGCATGTGCCACCCAACAAGGAGAAGGCTTTCATGACTGCAATATGCGGAGAAGGCACAATCGACTTTGAGGACTTCGGGACTGTCATCGCTTCCAACTATGGCGAAGGGCCCACAGCCGAGACTTGCGCCCTTCTGAAACATCGCTTTGGCTTCAACGTCTGAAGTATTGCGAGCTTTGTTGATAGTGTGGGCTACTGGAACTTTCAGCTCCAAGGGGGCGTGTGATCGGCCGCGAAGCACCCATCCTGCGCGCGGAAATACCCTTGGACCTCAACCGTATCGCCCGTCGTCAGCGGCACCAACGCCTGCAGTCAGAGCGCTTTCGCTTCGGATACATGCGCGCCACTGATTTCGCCCTAGGACCCTCGGATTTCGGTCGCTCCGTTCAGCATACCCGCGCATGATCTCGCATGACCGCATAGTCGCTCATCATCTCCACAACCGCCGATCCGTCCGGAAGCAACGCCAGTTCTTGCGCCACCCGCGCCTTAAACTCCCCGCTGTATGTCACGACCGGCGGGCATGCTGCCACGCCGTCATGATCAAAACTCGCCGTCGCGCAGCCGGTCAACCAGCTCGTCACGATTGTGAGGACGACGAGCGGCCGCCTCCAGCATCCGGCGTTGGATTTCATTGATTTTCTCCCTGATTTCGAGACGTTCAGCAATCCGGCCGACGCGTTCGCCGGAGCGGCGGATCGACAGCAGGAACAGGACGATGGCGACGGCAATCGCACCATAGCGCAGTGCGGCCCTCGCCCATGTGCTGGCTGCGATCCCGCCGAGAATGGTGGTGATCATCGCTGCCCTCGCTTCCAATCATCAAGGCGGGCGTAGATCGTGACAGCAATGCCAACGAGCGCCACCGCGATGAACACCCAGCGAAGCGTGTCGAGATATGGCACCAGCGGCAGGATGGCGGACTGGGTCTCGGACAGGACGCTCTGTGCGACTTCGACCCCCGCCGCGCCCAGCGTCGCCACCCCGGCCGCTCCGCCACCTTTCATTATGCGGCTTTCAGCCAGAACCTCGCGCGCGGGCTGGCTTTCCTCGGCGAAATCGGTCGCCTGGATGGGGAACCGCTCACCCCACTGCCGCGCCGGGCCAAGATCGACATGCATGAACCCGGAGCGCGGATAGAAGCCGAACCCAAGGAACCCAGCCTCCCGTGCCGCCGCCTCGAAGGCCACCGGATCATGGTTCGACATGGCAATGTCGAAAGCAGCGCCGCTTATGTGCTTGGAACGCGTTGCGCCGCCAACGGCGCGGTTGTGCTCCGGGCTGCGATAAGCGGAGCGGACGATGAGCGGCTTGCCCAGCCGGTCGCGCAGCGCCTGCAGCTTGTCGAGCGCGGGCTCGTTGATCAGCAGCTTGCCGGTGCCACGACAGGCAATTTCGGCGGGGGAGAAGTTGGGCCAGTGCCAGGCGCTTTCTGGCACGTCGCGCCAATGGTCGTAAAAGGTCGTGGTCATGGTGTCCTCCAGAAACGAAAAACCCGCCACATGTGCGGGTCGGTTGGGCTAACGGATTGGGATGCGGCGGAGCTATGGGGCCCCGCCGAAGATCTTGAGCTTGATCGCGATACCCGCCAGCAGCGCCAACATCACACCGGTGGTGATCATGCGGACAGCGGTCTGCATTGCTGTGCGGCGCACCAGCCGGATGCAATCCAGCAGGGATCGCAGGTCACAAATATCGAGCGCCGCTTCTTCACCATCGAGGCCGACATCGGCGAGCGCGCGCTTGGCACCTTTCTCGGCAGCGCGTGCCAGTATGGCCTCGAACTCGGCGTCCGGCATGCGCACGAAACCCTGATCGGATCGGGGTGGTGTCATGGTTCAATCCTCCCGCTTATCAGCCGACCTTGCAGCCCCAGAAGGACGTGTGATCGGCGGCGAAATAGCCGTCCGCGACCCGGAAATACCCCTGCAGTTCAACGGTGTCGCCTGCAGTCAGCGGCACCATGGTTTGCAGCCAGATCGCGGTGGCCAGCGAAACATGGGTGGCAGAGATTTCGCCGAAGGAGCCCCGGATTTCTGTCGCACCGTTCAGCACCAGCCGCCCGCGCATGCGGGCCGTGGCGCTGGCGTTGATCTTGTAAAGCAGCGTCGCGCCGAAGAGGTAGGTACCGTCGACGGGCGCCACGAAGTGGTTGTTCGCCACGTCGAAGGCCCCCTGGTCATTGTAGTCGGTGTTGTTCAGGCCGATCTTCGTCCAGGTCCCGACGCCCACATAGTTGTCGTAGTTGGTCCAGGCTTTGAAGCGGGGCAGCTGCGGCTGGTCGATGATGCCATTGGCGTTGTCGACGCTCAGACCGTCGAAGAAGGTGCTGCCATCGGCCGAGACCGCGACCCGGAACCTGTCGGACCCGAACAGTCCCACCAGTGCCTTTGTCACGAAGTTGGTCTGCAAAGTCAGACCGAGGTCGTCGCCCGCAGCCTCCTTGTTCATGGTGTAGAAAAGATCGCCGGTCCCGCCTTCTGCCACAGTCTTCGCGGTCCAGAGCGCAGCGTTCAGCTTGGCCGAAAACGGATTGGCGGCGTCAGCGGTGGTGCCCAACCCCAGAAGCGACAGGTTTTGCAGCGTCGCAGGCGTCGTGCCAATCCACCCCGCGCCGTCGTAGACCAGCAGCAGCGCCTCGTCCTCGACCCATGCGCGCCAGCCGATGCGTGGCGGCAGGCGAAGCCAAGCCCCGTCGGTGAATAGTGCCACGTTCGCGTCCCACCCCGTCCAGTGACTGGTCCCGCCGCTCGCCACGATATGGCGGTCGCCATCGGCAGGGCTGCCGGGCGGCGCGGTCAGGTCGCGGTCGAGAACGGAGAGCTGCACGAGCCCGTCGAGGAGCCGCAATGACTCGTTGTGGGTGACATGCTTCTGGGCCTGCGCCGCCAGAATGTAGGGGAGCAGCAGTTTGGTCGTGGCATCGGACATGAGATGGCCTTCAGAATGTGAGCGTGACGGTTTTGGCCGCACCCCGCCCGATCAGGGCGGAGAGCTGGGAGATGCGAACTGTCAGCGTGTCGCCGGGCTCGAACGGCGCGCCCCAATCGGTGGTTTGCTGGGCGGCCGTGTAGATCGCGCTTGTTGTGGGCGCACTCAGCACCCGCTTCACCGTGCTGCCATCGAGGATCTCGACCTCGTAGGCTTCCAGTTCCTCGGTTAGAGGCACCTCAACTGCGCCCCAGCTGTCGGCAGAAAGCGCTCGGGACCGGCGCGTCCAGCGGATGGTCAGATCGCCGGGCGTGCGGGGGCGACGCCACGGCTGCTGGACATGGGCGACGGAGAACGGCCGCAGACCCACGCCAACCGGTGTGAAGGAGGCGGCGACATAGGTCTCGTCGCTGACAGACCGGCTTGCGGGACCGATGCGCCAGTTCCAGGGAAGCCCGAGATCGGCCTCGGCGATTGGTAGAGATGCCAGAGCCTCGTCGAGAACTATGACCCGTGCGCATGCAGGAGCCGGATTGGCCATAGCCGCTTCCGTGCCGCGCTGTCCTCGCAGGAGCCGCGTCAGCCTATAACGGTCCGGCGCGATCAACTCGGCTGCGCTCGCCTGCACGATTTCCAAAGTACCGGGCGTGCTTTCCACGGCTAATGCATTGGCCCCGCCGAACAGCGTCACGTCAGTGACGCTTTCCAGCGTACCGGAGAGCAGATCAATCACCAGCGCATTACCGAGATCGAAGCGCGAGGTCGGGCCTGCGAAGAAATCCGAGACCAGCGTCCCGATCCGGGCACGGCCACCAAATGTCGTCAGCAACTCGAACCCGTCCGTCGACGGGCTGCGGTAGACCGCCATCTCGCCGGGCCATGGTATGGCATGGGCGGCGATCAGCGGCCGATGCGCAGGCTGATCCTCAGTCAACTGAGGCAGGTCCAGCTGCACGACCTCGGGTGCGCCGAACACTACGGCCTTCGAGAGTGAGGACGGTCTTGGCGATCCGGGCGGAAGGTCGTGGGCTTCCCGATCCTGACGGACGGCCTCGATGCCGCGTGCCTCGACATCCGCGATGGAGACCAACCGAAGCGGGATGTGCCGCTGGTCATGTTCCAGCGTAACAACGTCCGCCGGATCAAGCGCCAGCCGCGACGGTGGCAGACGAAACGCGGCCGTCTCTCGCCCAGTCCAGGCTTCCATTAGTGCCCGGCGGCAGCGACGTTCGGCTTCCTCTGGCGGGACTGCCATTGGAAAACTTTCCGAGGCAATCCGGGTTGTGTCCACGGTGATGCGTCGCGCCTCGACGAGGGCCGCGTCGTAATCCTCGTCGGCCCGCGCCACCTGCCATTTCAGAGCCTGCGGCAGTTCGGTCTCCTGCGCGCGGGTCAGTTCGATCACATCGCCTTCGCGGGCGGCCACCAGATCGTCATGGGTTACGTTTGCCACGGAGGCGCGCCCCCGCATGACAAACCGGATCACGCCCTCGGTTTCGACAGCGTCGAAGCCGAAATGGCGCGACAGCGTGGTGATCGAGGCGCGCGGGCTTTCAAGCGCGCCAATCGCGTAGCCTTCGACTGCGCCCCACAGGCCGGTGACGTCGGTCCGGGTCTCCGGCAATCCGGCCCGCAGGCAGAGATGCCGGACGAGCGCGGCCAATGAGACCGCCCCGAGCCGTCCGGTCAGCCAGTGACCGAGCCGCCAGTTCGCGCCGTCTGTCCAGACATCGGTCAGCGCCGGAAAGAACGGATAGGGCCGCGCGTCCCACGTCCAGGCGGCGCATTCCGGAACGTGGACCATGCGGTCACCGTAGACCGAAGACACAGGGTTGTTCGTCGGAGTGCCCCACCAGAGATAAGTCGCTTCGAGATAGGCGCGCTGGATCGCATCGTCCCGCCAGCCCCGCGAGAAATGCGGCGTGAAACTCTCGGACGACTTCGGGTCGAAGAATACATTCGGCTGGTTGGTGCCGCGATCAATGGCCGGGCAGCCAAGTTCGGTGAACCAGACAGGCTTGGACTGCGGCACCCATGCCGTCGGCGTTCCGCTTTCCAGCCCACCCTGGCGGTCGTAATGCGGGTTCGACCACCAGGCGCGCAAGTCCTTGTAGCGGAAGACCCATGGCTTGGTCGCCGCGCCATCGGTGATCGGCGTGCGCACCTGCACCGAACGATCGACGGCGCTGGCATAGAACCAGTCGAAGCCTTCGCCGCCCGCAATGTTCGCCTGCAAATAGGCCCGGTCATAGATCGCGGGCCAGCCCTCCTGCGCGTCGGCGTGCTCGAACCCGTCACGCCAGTCCGAGAGCGGCATGTAGTTGTCGATCCCGATGAAATCGATCTCCGGATCGGCCCAGAGCGGATCGAGATGGAAGAACACATCGCCGCTGCCATCGCCCGGCTGGTGCCCGAAATACTCCGACCAATCGGCCGCATAGCCGAGGCTCACACCAGACCCGAGGATCGAGCGGACATCCGCGAGAAGATCCCGATAGGCCTGCACCGCCGGATAGGAGGATGCGTTCGCGCGGATCGTCGTCAGCCCCGGCATCTCGGTTCCGATCAGGAACGCATCGACCCCGCCTGCCGCCGCACAGAGATGGGCGTAGTGCAACACCATGCGGCGAAGGCCCCAGTCACCCGACGACCCGGTCCACGAAACCGATTGACCTGAGATGTTGAAGCTCGCGGGCGTCGCCGCGCCGAACAGTGCGGACACTTGCGTGGCGGCCGTACCGATCTTGTCTACGCTCCCGACATATCCCGCCGCAGGCGAACAGGTGATCCTCCCCCGCCAAGGAAAGGCGGGCTGGCCCGTCTCAGCGGCGTTGTCGGAATACGGGTTCGGCAGCGTGTTGCCGGGCGGGACATCCATCAGGATGAAGGGATAGAAGGTGACGCGCAACCCACGCGCCTTCATCTCCTGGATCGCCTGCACCACCGCGAAGTCCGACGGCGTGCCGCCATAGACGGGGCGATCCTGATCGTCGCGGCTGACGAGGAAGGCGCTGGCGCGGCTGACGCCATTGACCGACCAGGTGGCGGGCGTGGTCGACTTGGCCGACACCTCGACGCCCGGCCGCACCTTGCACGATCCCGCGCGCAGGTCGTCACCGAACCACGCCACCACGAGGCTGACGCTCTCGACCGCAGGCGCCATGGCCTGCAGCCGGTTGAGCGCCTCCACCATGTCAGTGGAGTCGGCCAGCGCGTTCAGGTTCTCCGCCTGCGTCGCGCCACCGTCGGTCTTGCGGATCGCCTGCGTCGCATAGGTGAACTCGCCCGAGGCCGGGATCATGGTGACGGCGCGGGTTAGCCCCTCGGCGGTGTCGGGATCGGCCAGCGGGCGGAACACTTCGAACGAGAGCTGCGGGATGCGGTTGCCGTAATTGCCGAGCGGCAAGTCCTCGAAAACGACATATGCCGTGCCGCGATAGGCTGGCGTATTGGCCGCGCCCATCTTCGCGGACATAAACGGATCGGTCGTCTGGCTCTCGTCGCCCGGATACCAGCGCCATGTGATCCCGGCGGTGTCCAGCAGCTTGCCATCGGCCCAGATGCGACCAATGCCGGTGATCGGTCCTTCGCAGAGCGCGACCGCGAAGCTCGCATAGTAGAAATACTCGGTCGTCTTGACCTTGCCGCCACCCCCACCGCCCTTGCCGCCGCCTTGCGTGGTGGTCTTTGTCTCCTCGCGGAAATCCGTCGCCCAGACGATGTTACCGCCGATCCGCATGCGGCCATAGAGGCGTGGGATCACCGCACCTTCCGTGGCCGAGGTGATGCGCAGATTGTCCATCCGCGCGCCTTCGATCCGCTGGGTCGGCGCGAGCGCCGAGATGATCCAGCTGTCAACGACCGAGCCGATGGTGGAGCCGATGAAACCGCCGATGGTGGCTGCACTGACGCCGAGGATAGCGCCACCAATGCTGCCGCCAGTGGCAGCACCAGCGGCACCGAGAACGAGGGTAGCCATGGGATAATCTCAGCGTTGCGGAAACATAAAGGCGAAGGCGATGCGCCGCCGCCAGGACGGGGTGAGCGGCTCCTCGATCACGCCGAGCCGCTCGTAGGCGTGGAGGAAGGCATCAGGCCCGGTGAGGATCCCGACATGCTTGGCAATGGCGCGGGGCAACATGCGGAACAGGACCAGCGCGCCCGGAACGACGTCAGCAGGTGCGATCTCCGGCATCATGCGCCGAGCGCCATCCGCAAGAACCTCACGCGGCCCGGTCTCACCCCAGTCGCGGCTGTAGTGCGGGATCGGGAACGGCTCTGGCCCGACGACTTCGCGCCAGACGCCCCTGGCGAGCCCGAGGCAGTCGCAGCCAACGCCGCGCAGGCTCGCCTGGTCGTGGTATGGCGTGCCGAGCCAAGACCGGGCAATGGCGATGACACGTGCTGGATCAGCGGAGGTCAAAGCACGGACCCCTCATGCCCACCATCCTTGGTGGCGTAGCGCAGCACCGCATCTTGGCCGGGGATGTGCGGGAAGCCCCGGAAATTGGCGGTATTGGCGAACTTGGCGCTGCAGGTCTCGATACGCTTGTCGCAGCCTGCGCGAATGGTGAAAGCATCACCGCCCGCGATAGATCTCACTGGTGCTTCGAGCAGCGTCAGCACTGCGATTCCGTCAGTCAGGTCATGTGCGATGATCTCTGCCTGCCTCCCCACCTTTGCGCCACCGGTCCATTCGACCGTGCCGAAGGTGAACCAGCCGGAGGTAAAACTGCCGAGCCCCGATGCGGTGAAAGCCCGATCCCGCAGCACATCGAGTACCGTGCCGTTGCCTTTGAAAGCAGGATCCTCCAGATCAACGCCACAGCGCGCATCTCCAAGGGCTGCGTCGCAGGTCGCCTGAAAGGTCCGACCGACCGTTTGGCCAAGCACATGAGCCAGCGAGCGCACCTCCGCTACGAATGCCAGTCGTCCGCGCCGGATCTGGCCGATAGCGCCCCGACGCATCAGCACGCGCTGGCCGGTGTCCGCCCAGTTCACACGCCAGACCTCGACCTCCGCGTTGTCCCAGCGGCCGTCGAGGATATCGGTCTCAGTGATCCGGTCCGAGGTCAGCACGCCCTCTGCGTCCTGTGCATCGACCGACAGGTCGGAGCCAGAGCGGACCTCTGACGCCGTCAACCCGCTTTCCGGCTCGAAATCGGTGCCGTCGAAGCTGAGCGTCCGGTCGTGGTCGGTGAAGCCGAAACTCGCGCCATCGGCGCGGAGGATGCGCCAGCACCACGCTAGCGTTGTTGTCCCGTCGTCCAGATGCGCTTGCAGATCGGGGGTGATGCTTTTCATCGGCGGAGTTCCAGAAGTGGGATTGAGGTGATCGAGCCCAGTCGCTCAATGTCGTGCGTCACATCGAGCGCGTCGCTATCAAAGCGGACCGGCACGTCGAATTCGAAGCCCGCCGTGATCGCGACGCCAGCGCCGGGCGCGGAGCTAAAGGTGACGAGGCCAGCGGTCGTATCGACCGACCAGCCGGAGGGCTGCTCCACCCCACCGAGCGCGATGCGCACGGTTCCCGCCACCGGCTTGGCGATTGCGCGCGACCACGATTGCGCGCCGGATGCGTAGCGCTTGGCCAGCTGGAAGGCGGTCGCCGTGCCGTCGCCGGTGCCGATCGCCTGATCGGTCGGCGATGGCGCGCCCGAGGGCAGGCAGGACTTGTGATCGCCCCAGTCCTTGAACCGGAATCCATGCAGGCGGCCGTTGCGCGCCTCGAAGAAGGCGACGACCGCCGCGAGATCGTCGGCGCGGCGGATGCCATAGGCGACGTCGTAGCGCCGACGGGAGTTCGCCCAGCTGGCGTTGCGTTCCTCGTCGCCCGAGGCGAGCTCGACGATCTGGGTCCGCCGCTCGGGCCCGCCGCGCGCGCCCCGGCTGATATTGTCGGGGAACCGGACTTCGTGAAACGCCATCACATGCCCCTTCGCCCGAGCGACACCGCGCGAGCGATGTCGGCCGCGACCTGCGTGCGGGATTGCCGGAAGCTCTCGGCGTCACGCGCCATGATGGTGACATTGACGCCGCCGCCTGCGGAGTAACCCTGCGCCTCCCGCCGCGACAGCACGCGCTCGCCGCGTTGCAAGATGGCCGGGACTTCATCGTGGCGCAGACCGGCAACGCCGCCGGAATGCATGCGAGGGGCGGCCGCGAACGCCATCGCCGGGACCATCCGGCCTGGCGCGGAGGCACCAACCATGCCGCCTGCATGCAAGATGTTCGCGAAAATCCCGCCCGCTCCCCCAAGCGCGCCAGAGAGCGCGTTGGCGATCGGCCCCAGGATGAACCGTCGCGCTGCCAGTTTGGCAAGATCGGCCAGCAGCGAGGTGACCAGATCGCGGAAATCCAGCTTGCCGGTCTTCACGAACGTAGCCACGGCGTTCTCAGCCGACTGGAACGCGCTGACGAGGCTCTGACCGATGTCCCCGCCAATTTCGCGCGCCTTGCTGGCATAGTCGCTGAGCGCTGCGGTGACCGCCTGCCAGCCGGAAACTGCAACGTCGGTGTCGGGTTCGGCAGCGGCCGCTGCAGCGCCGACCGCTGCGCCCGCACCGGCAGCGGCGCGTCCGGCATCACCAAGGGCTGTCTCAAAGCGGTCAGCTGCGTTGGTCGCCTCGGTGAGCGCGTCCGCGCCACCTTCATCGCTGCCCCGCACCGCATCGCGCAACGCCTGCCAACTGGCGAGCGGCGCGCGCGCGCCCTCGGCCAGATCGCGCGCGGCACCACGATAGGTATTTGCGGTGGCAAGTGCAGAACTGGCCGCTTGACTGAGCCCAAGATCGGGTGCCGTGAGCGGGTTGGTCTCGAAAGCACGGCCAAACGCGGATTGTGCGGCGGTGGTCGCGGCTGTCGCAGCACCCTCAAAGCGGTTCTCGATCTGACCCAGCTCAAGATCAGGGATGATCGAGATGCGCCGTTCGGAGCCGAGCGCCTCTAGCCCCTGGTTGATCCCGCCGATGAACGTGTTGATCCGCGAGACGACGCCGTTCAGCATCGCCTCGACGCCGTCGATCAGGCTGTTCGCCGCCTGAAACGCCAGATCACCGATGGCGGCTGGCAGCATGCCCCAGATCGCCTTGATCGCCTCATAGGCCCCCTCAAACGTGTTCGCGGATGTGTTGCCAAAAGCCACGACACTCTCGATGGCGCTCTGCATTCCGGAGGCGGCATCGGCCTTCAGATCGAAGAACATCGCCGTGGCCGCAGCGCCCGCCGCTGCTGACCCCATCTTGATGCGGTCCCAGACCTCGACGGCGAGGTCCTTCAGGAGCGACATTGCTTCGCCGAAGCCGCCCGCACCCGACACAAGCCGGGTGAACTGGTAGACAAGTTCGCCCGCGCCAACGATCAACGCCCCGATGCCGGTGCGGATCAGCGCGCCGCGCAACAGGACCAGCGCCGTGGCGAGCCCACGGACCGACAGCGCTGCAACCGCCATCCCGGCGACCCAACGCCCTGCAAGAAAAGCCACAAAAGTGGCGGCATAGGTGGTCAGACGGCCGATATTGTCGAAGAGGCCCCGGATCGCGATACCGAGCGGCCCGGTGCGGCTTGCTACGGCCGCCATCGCGTTGGCGACCGCTTCCAGCGCAGGGGCCGCAGCGACGGCCAGTTGGTTCGACAGGCCACGCCAGATCAGGCCAAGCCGCGAGATTGCATCGTTCGTCCGCTCGATCTGGTCGGCGTCCTGCTCCGAGACGACAACGCCGAAAGCGAGGACGTCCTCCGTCGCCTGGCGCAGCGTCGCGGTGTCGATACGCGACATGGCGATGGAGCCTTCCTCACCGAAAAGCTGGCCCGCGACGGCGGCGCGTTCGGCGGCGGGCACGAAGCTTTCGATGGAGGCGTTGATCGCCCCCACTCGCTGATCCAGAGGCAGGGAAATCAGGTCGGCAGCCGATAGCCCCAGCCGCTCCAGCGCATCGGCAGCGGGTCCGGTCCCGGCGGCGGCCTGGCTGAGGCGGCGAGTCAGATCCTTCGTCGCCTGCTCGATGCCCGACATGGAAACACCGGCCAGCTCACCCGCACGTTCGAGGGTCTGGATCGAGGCGACCGTCGTGCCAAGCGACTGCGCGAGCTTGGCCTGCGCGTCGACGGTTTGAAGCCCCGAGCGGACCATGGCCACGCCAGCGGCGGCGGCGGCGGCCACGGCGGCAGCGGCAGCCACTCCGACACGGCGGGAAAACGCCGCAAGCCGGGTGTTGGCCGCCTCCATCTCCCGGCTGAGCCGCCCGAACCCGCGCGCCCCGGCTTCACCGACACCTTCCAGCTCGGCGCGCACCTGTCGGCCGCCGACTGCGGCAAGTCGGACAGAAACGCGCTTTTCAGCCATTGGAATGATCCATCTGTTCGTTGAGTTTGGTGACCATCACCGCCTCGACGGCGGGCAGAAGTTCGGCCATCGCCAGAGGCGGGATGCCAAGCGCGTCACCGAGGGCGAGCGCGGCCGACATGTCCCAGCCGATCACCGCGCCAGGCAGCACGCGGAGCTGGCCGCCAAGACGGCCAACGAGGTCCCAGACCTGCCAGCCCTCAAATGTGATGGGTTGGTTCATCCGCGCCGGGCAGGTTTCGCACGTCGCTTCGCACGCGTCGCAGTATCGCTCGCCCCCGCCGAAGGACCATTCGGCGAGGGCGCGGAGACGTTTTTTTCCTGGTCCAGCAGCAGGCCTTTGGAAACGTAGGTCAGCTGGAAGGCCTCGAATATCGGCCAGATGTCTAGCAGCGCGTCGACGGCCTCGGGACTGGGGTCGATGGCATTGCCATCTGCGTCGCCGATGCCCTCCCAAGTGAGAACTGCCCGGCGCGCGAGCGCCTTGGCAAAGGCAACAGCGCGTTCCTCGTCGGAAGCATCCTCAGGAACCGCCTCGACGGCCGGATCGCTCCGCGTCGCAACCATCAGGGCCGTGGTCAGAGGGCGCAGCTCCGCCCGCACACCTGGCACGAGATCATGCCAGCGCGGCGTGTTCGTCAGATCGAGCGTCAGCATCAATATACCTCAATGTCGTTGATCAGAGTGGCGGTGCACATCCGGCCGATCGTGCTGTCGCGCGCAGCCTGCCAGTCGAAGGTGGCCTGCACGCCCTGCGGCCCGGAAATCTCAATGCGCGGGCGCGGCAGGTAGACGGCATGCACGGTGAAGGTGAAGCTCTCGCCAGAGGGCAGCACATACGCAAACTCGAGCTCGCAGGGATCGCCGTTGATCGCCTGTGTCACCAGCGTCTGATCGGCGAAGCGCACCTCTATGGAGCCGGTCAGAGCCGCAATGGACGGGTCCGCGCCGTCGATGCGGCCGTCCGAGCGGATGGTTTCGATCCGGTCGAGATTGTTGGCGTAGGTGATGTCGGCTGAAACGACATTGCCGAGAGCGGTGCCATTGCGGGTGATCGCGCCGTTGAAATGGCCGAAGCGCTGCAATTCGAGAGCGGCAGGCGTGCCTGCATTCGTCGTCGTACCCACCGTCTCGCCCTGCGCCACCAGCCGCGCCGTCGCGGTCAGCAAGCCAGATCGCTGCATCTGCCAGTTGATCTGATCGAGCACGCAGCCGGAATACATGGCAAAGCGTGGTACCTCGGGCATGCCGGTCTCGATGGACATGCTGGGCAGCGTCCATGACCCCGACTGGAATTCATGCGTCCAGGGGCCGGTTCCGGTCGTGGTTGGGTCACCAAATGCCGCCTTCAGCCAGAACCCAAAGGCTTCTGCGTCGAGCGGCACGACCACATCGCCATCGGCCGTCACCGCATCCTTGATCGGCGCTAGCGGATCACGCCCGTAGCCTAGCAGTTCTGAGTTCAGCAGCGGCTGCTCTGCGCCGAGCGAGGTGCTGGCGAAGGGCATCTTCGTGAAACCGCCCACGGGCGGCATTCCATAGGTCGTCTCGAACGCAAGCGCCATCTGCGCCCGCGCCCCTTGGGCTCGTCCCATCGTGTTCTCCTTGGATTGTCGGGGTCAGGCCAGCGGGTCGGCCGTCGAATAGTGCAGTACCACCGGCACGACGGCCGCCTTCAGGCTCGCCGCGCCCTCGACCGGCAGATCGACTGGCCGGGGCGCTTCGGCCTCGATCCAGTCGCAGAGGCCGCCCAACGTGCGGTCGGCGGCGATGGCCATGCCGATGCTGTTGGTCAGGGTGTCGAAGGTTGCGTCACGGTCGACGCCCTGCACGACCGCTTCGATCTCAGCGCGGTGTTGGTAGTGGTAGCGCAGCGGCGACAGCGTGACCTCGGGCTCACCGGGTTCACCATCCCGCAGGATTAGCAGGCCCTCGGCCGGGACGCGTTCGGGGAGCACGTCGCCGCGCAAAGCGGTTGCGGGCAGCGCCGAGAGGCGCGCGTGCAGCGCAGTGACGATGGTTTCGCGGGATGTAGGCACCCTGAATTCCTTCTCTGCGCCACCTTTGGCTTGCCGTTTGGAGCAATTAAACGGAAGGTGCCGTTCACTTCAAACACTGGATTCCTGATGGCTAAGAACCTCCAAATCGATGAACGGGTTTTTGTGCCCGTATCGAAGATAAAAGCGAATTTGCAGTCGCCATCGTCCTTCGTAGAGAAGCGAGTATTGGCAGTGGAAGGCCGGAGTGTTCGGGTCGATGTCGGCAATGCAGAAACCGAGTTGGTTGCTAGCAGCCTGTGCCATCGCAATATTGGCGTTCTGATGCTGAGCATCGGAGACTTGGAGACGGAAACCACGCTTCTCGATCCGCTGGGGAAATCGGTACTCCAGTTTTGCAGACTGCTCGTCTCAGATGACTTTATTCATGCTTACAAAGTGCGATCCTTGCAAGAAATCGAAGTCTTGTGGGGCCGATCCCATGCAGCCTATTCTCATGTGATCCTGATTGGCCACGGAAGTGATGCAAGCATCAAATTCGCGAATGGTGATTGGATCGATACAGATGCCTTCATGAACGCCTTTGATGTTGCGGGAGTTTCAGCAAAGACCTTCATCAGTCTGTGCTGCGAGACTGGCTACAAGGCATTTGGCGGAGCTGCGTCATCTCACACTTCATGCGAACGGTTTATCGGCCCGTTTCACAGCGTGCACGGCGCGATTGCTTCTCAGTTCGTACAGACTTTTCTTGTCTACCATCTGCTCGAAGGTGAAACCGCGTCGGTCGCGTTTAAGCATGCGCGTGCGAGCGTACCTGGCAGTACGAGCTTTCGTCTCTGGAAGGATAAAAAGTTGGTTGCCGGACCTAAATCATAACCGTCCCGCCACCCAGTTCGCTACGATCAGCCCCGGCGCACCGTCCACTGCACGCTCCGCATCGCGTGCCAAGTTCAACCGCTTCGGCAATTTCACCTGCGGCACCAGAAGGAAGATCGGCGCGGTAACCTTGCCGCGCCCGGTCTTCGCGCGAGACACGACCGCCTGACCCTTGGTATTCAGTCGCCCCTCTGCCACCAGCAGGCTCGGGCCTATGCGGCGATAGACAAAGCGCAGCCGCAGACCGCGCCGTCGTTCCCATTCGGCCGGGGTGATCCGACCACCACGTGTTGATTTTCCAGCAGCGGGCAGCGGGATTGCCAGCCAAAAGCCGTCCTTTGAGCGGATCAGTGGGCCGGTATCGTGGGCGCCCACAATGACCGGGGCCTTGGACCAGACCAGCGCTGCTGCATCCAGGCTCTCGCCCGACCGCGGGAAGTTCTGGTTGCGGATCGTGTTGGCAAGCCGCCGTCCGAGCCCCGCACCGGTGATCTGCGTGCGCCAGGCAGTTTTGAGCCCGGTCCCGGCCTCGCGCATGGCTGCGGTCACCGCGCGTTCGCCCGCAGCCACTTCCGCTGCCATCATCGCGACGATGTCCGGATCGATGTCGAGCTTCAGCTTCACGCGGGCCTGAGGTCCACGGTCCAGACCAGCCGCTCGCGGTCACGCACGGGTTCGCCCTGAATGAGGAAGGCTTCGCCGTCCATTTCCAAACGGTCGCCCGGCCGCGGGGCCGGAACCTCAACGACGCGCAGGTCGATCCGGGTCGTTTCCGACCAAAGCCGTGCGTCGCCGAAGTCGCTGATCGCATCCGCCTGCCGGGAGACGATGCGCACCAGCAAAGGCGCGCCGCCGTCAGAGGTGTAGACCGCCTCTCGCCCGATGTTCGGATCCGTGAACAGTATTTCCATTGCGGATACAAATGCACTGGCCATGACTATAATGTCCTTATGAAACAGAATTTATCTTCAAACAGTCCAGTTCGAAGCCGGGCGCTCGTTGCCCTAAGGACAGCATTTGCGCACCAAAGGCCCGACATCCTGATCGACGACAAAGGCTATGCCTCCGATTTTCGCGATACGCTTCTGCCGCTTGTCGCGACCGAGAATTTCGAGGTCGACCTGCAGGCCGGGGATGGCAACGAACTGCAAACCAAGTTCCGCGCCGCGCATTCATCCTCGGGGTTAGCGGTCAATTGTTTTGCACCGTTTCGGACCCGGATTGTCGATCTGGCTCTGCCGAGCTGCGGCCCCTTCGCGGCGCTGCAGTTCGAGCGCAAGTGCCCGACCGGCCTTCGTGGCGGCCGCGCCCCCAACCTCGATGTCGTTCTGTCGGGTCCGAAAGGTGTTGTCGGAGTCGAGTCCAAGCTGAGCGAGTATCTCGCAAGGCACCGAGCCTCATTCTCCCCCGCCTATGCCGAACAGATCCGCGATGAGCGGCGCGAACAAGGATATTTCCGTGAGATGCTGCGCCTGACCGACGCACCTAACAGCTACGTCTGGCTGGATGCTGCGCAACTGATCAAGCATTCGTTTGGGCTGGCCCGCACCTTTCGGGATCAGCCTGTGACCCTGCTTTACCTCTATTGGGAGCCCGCAAACCCGGATGCCAGTCCTGAGTTTAGGGCCCACAGGCAAGAGATAGCCGCCTTCGCAGAACGTGTGGCCGGATCGACGCCAAGGTTTCGGGCCATGAGTTATCCTGAACTGTGGCGTGCTTGGGATGATGCCGGGCCAGCAGAGTGGTTGGCGCGGCATCTCAAGGCATTGCGGGCCCGATACGAGATTACCCTCTGATCCCTCACGTCCGCCGCGCCGAGCGCAACACCTGCGGTCGAGTGCAGATCGGCAGCGGGTTGCTCTCGATTTCGAGCCGCACCCATTCGTCACGGTCCCTATCAGGGATCGTGCGCGCGTAAAGCGGCAGGCCCAGAGTATTGACCGTCTCGAACGTATCCGCCGGGGCATGGTAAATCTCGAACAACCCCTCGACGCCTTCGGGGTAGAAGAAGGCCTTGTCGGTCGGCACACCGAAGCCCGCCCCACCTCGGTAGCGACGGAAGGTAATGCCGCCAAAGCTGACCTCGTCGGCAACCCGGCCGCGCAGATCGGCAGCGGCGGCTGTGTTGAGATAGGTCTCGCGCACTTCCTTGTGGGCGATAAGATCGGCGAAGAAGGCCGACCCGCATTCGGCACGAACCTGCACGGCCCCGGCGGCGAGCCCGCCCATGCTGTCTTCGACGCTTTCGATCAGCGCCTGGCAGCGCTTGCGCAGCGCGCCAGAGCCCGGGGTCGCATTGTCCAGATCGAAGTCGATCTCGGTGGCGGGCGTGATACCGAACTCGGTGAAGTAATTGATCACCGTGGCGCTATCCTTGGGGTCTTTCACGATCCCCTGAATGCCGTTCAGCAGGTGATATTCGAATGTCGCTTCGGCATCCTGGCGCAGACGGCCAAGCTTTCGGGCGACCTCGCTTTGCACCTGCTGGGTGGCGCTTTCCGAGCCGAAGTCACGAATGCCCTGAATTTCCGAAGCCCAGAGTACGTCCTGTTTCTTGAACTGGCGGCACACAAAGGCGCGCATGTCGCGACGCTCGGGAACCTGTTGCTCGGCCGCCGAGCCGCGTTCGGAGAACGGGATCAGCGACAGCGTGCCGTCCCGGCTCTCGATCACGACGGTGCGCGAGCGCACGCCGCGCGGCGAGAACAGGCTGGCACCCGATAGGATCGCGGGCTTGAAGGGGATGTTTTCCAGCGCGCGGGTAAGCTCGATGATGGTGAAGGCATCGCCTTCGAAGATATCCATGGTGGTCATGGGAATGCCTCCTTTGAGGGTTTGATCAGCGGACGAGGATGCCGACCGCCAGCAGCGCGGCATGGGCGACGGTGATCTCGCCCTCGCTGGGGGTGCCCGCAAAAACGAGATCGTGGCGATTGACGACGGCGGGGCCACGGACCAGCGCGACGGCTGGCACGTCGCCGCCCGCAGCGTCGGCCTTACCCCAGAGCACCGCCACGGCGGTTTCGGTACCGTCAACGGCGGCGGGATCATGGGCAGCGTATTTGCCAGACGCGGTGATCTTGCCCAGCACGGTGCCCGGATCGAGCGTGGCAAACGCTGTTCCTGTGGCGAAGGTGACGGTTTCGCGGGTGTAGTCGCGGAAGGCTTCCCAGACGAGGAATCCTCCGGGATGCGTAGTCTCGGTGAGCGTGGTCACGGAATTATCCTTTCAGCTTGAAGGTGCGGGCGACGATCTCGCCCCATGGGCGGGCCGTCGTGGTCCGGCCGGGTTGCGGGTGATGGGCGACGATCTCGGGTTCGGCCTCGGCTTTTGCCGCCAGAAGGGCCATGCGGACGTCGTCAAGGCTGGCGTCCTGTTTGAGGAAGCGCCCGGCCATCTGCAGCTGGCCTGCAAGGCGGCAAAGATCGACGATAGCGCGGGCATGGGTGATCGCCTCGGCGCGGATTGCGGCGGGATCGGGCGGTGCGCCATCCGGAGCCGAAGCGCGGAGCATATCGTCGGCCTCAACTTGCCCCCCGGGCTCGACGAGCGCATCGTCGCTGCCCGTCTCGCCGGTGCTGTCGGCAAGTTCGACATCGTCGTCCTGGATGCGGTCGGGCTCTCGGCGAGCGTCCGTGCCCGTCTCTGGGTCTCCTTCGATCGGAATGCCTTCCGTCTGGGTCGGAACACCCTCCTGGTCTGTGCCATCCACGGCCTCGACGAGGTCGGGCGGCGCGTTGCGGAACCGGCCGATGTCGAAGCGCGCGGCCATCCTCACAGGGTCCGCCTGCCGGTCCGCGAAGCCCGCCGCCACCGCATCACCCGCGTCGAACCAGGTCTCAGCCGCCATCAGCGCTTTAATCTCGTCGTTGGACTTGCCGGATTTGGCGGCATATCCCCGAACGAGGCTGCCCGCGATCTTGTCCAGCGCCTCGGCCATGGCGCGCATGTCGCCCGCCGTGCCCATTGCCAACCCCGACGGGTCGTGGATCATCAGGAACGCGTTTTCCGGCATGACGATCTCGTCACCCGCCATCGCGACATAGGACGCGGCCGAGGCGGCAATACCGTCGATCCAGACCGTGACCGTGCCCGCGTGCCGCTTCAGCGCATTGTAAATCGCCACCGCATCGAAGACTGACCCACCAGGGCTGTTCAGCCGCAGATCGACCGGCGTCCCGTCGGGCAGTGCACCGAGTTCGGCAAGGAACCCCTTCGCCGAGACCCCATAGGCACCGATCTCGTCATAGATCGCCACTTCCGCACCCGTTCCCCGGGCGCGGATCGCATACCAGCTTGTCATATTGTCACTCCTGTTCGGTGGCGGGATCGGTGGAGGCGGATCCGTCGCCTGTGTCTTCGCCTGTGCCATCTCCAGGATCAGGCCGCGCGGCGGGCGTTGCTCGCGCGCCCTGTGTTTCGCCGGGGCTCGCGCGGTAGCTCAGCCCCAGATCGGCAACGCGTTTGGCATCTGCCGCATTTTCGCGGTCCACTTCCTCGACGTCATAGCCGGTGGCCTCGACCACCTTCCGGCGCGAGGTGATGCCCGCTTCCATGGCCAGCACTTGCGCCTGGATGTCCTTCAGCGGGTCGACCCAATCCCAGCGTGGCGGGATCCATTGCACCGGCCGCGCGACGGCGGGATTGCCGATATCCAGCGCCCCCGACAACACAGCCGTCTCAAGCCAGCGCCGCCAGATCGGCCGACACAGCTGGTGCGCCATCACCCCATGCTGAAGCTGGCCGATGCGTCGCCGGAACTCGACCAGCTCGGCCCGCAAGCTTGAATAGTTCGCCTGCCGCACATCGCCGGTGACCAGATGATAGGGAAGCCCCAGCGAGGCCGAGACCGACAAGAGCGTCCGATATTGAAACGCCTCATAGCCGCCACCAACGTCCGCAGGGCTCGAGAACTTCACATCCTCGCCCGGCAGCAGCACTTGCATCGTGCCAGGTTCGAGGCTCGCAATGGCGGTGCCATCGAGATCGGCCTCGGCCTCACCCATCATCGGGTCTTCAGGCGCGGTCTTGGTGATGAACCCAGCGAACATCGCCGCCGTCTTCTTCCGGTCCAGTTCGGCGTCGTCGTACTGGTCCAGCAGAAACAGCCGCACCATGGCTGGAGCCACATGAGGCAAGCCCCGTATCTGGCCTGCATCAATTGGGCGGTAGATGTGCAGAACGTCGTCGGCTGGCACGCGCACCGTCTCGGGGATCACAGCCCCTTGGTCGGTGCTGTCTCCCGGATGGCGACGCCGGAAGTGATAGGCCACGCGCCGTCCGATGCCGTCAAATTCAATCCCGCAACGGATGCGATTGCCGTTTCCCGACGTTTCCGTCTTCTCGAAGGGCAGCATTTCCGACTGCAGGAGCTGCAGTTGCAGCGGCACCAGCAGACCATCCTCTGACCGGCGGGGCCGCAGACGCACGAAGCATTCGCCCGCAACAAACATTTCCCGCGCCACCATGGCCTGCAGGCCGTAGAAATCGGTCAACCCGTCGGCATCCGCCTCGTCGGTCCATGCGAGCCAGAGCTGCTGAACGCTGTCACGCAACGTCGCATCTGCGATCAGCGACGAGGGCTTGATCCCGTCGCCGATCATGTTCGAAGCAAACGCCTCGCAGGCATTGGCGGCATAGCCGTTGGTGACGACCAGTTCCCGCGACCGCGCCAAGAGACGAGGCCCACCCGAGGCTACCAGCGAATTGATGTTTTCAAGCGGCGGTTGCCAACCCCGCAAGCGCCGCTTGGCCATCGCGCCTTCCAGGCGAGCGGACACAATGGCGGCACCGCCGGGGACCCGGCGGCGAAAGCGATCGAACAGGCCCATGGATCAGAGCCCCTTCGTCGTCGTGACACGCACCTGCCGAACGATCCGCCGTCCTTCAGCAGCCGCGATCTCGCGGTCAAGCGCCTCGATGGCCCGGTCGATTTCCGCGACGCTGCGATAGTCCACCGTCTTTCCGTCGTAACTGACACGCGCCACGCCAGAGGAACGCTGAACGGCCAAGGTCTCGCGGCGGGCACGGAGCTCGGCAATCGTAGACATCAATTCACCTCATATAACTTGAGCGCACGGTTCGCCGCTGTGGCCCCGCGCGCCGAGAAGCGGGTGTCGTGTTTCCCGCCCCGTCCTCCGCTGTGATCCCGACCTGTGCTTCCAGATCGGCCCAACGCGCCTCAGACCAGCGATCGGCCCCAAGGATCCACGCGGCGGCGCGGGCATAGACCCGACAGTCAAGCGCTTCATTGCGTTCGCGCAACTTCTGCCATTCGAGCCGGGCAAAGCCGCGTTTGGTGCGCACCGTGACCAGTTGTTCGGCCGTGAATTGCTTCAGCCACTCGCCGTCAGCCCAGTTTGGCAGATGGATCGTTCCGGGCGGGCAAAGGTGCCCAGCCTCGATTTCCTCCCGCGTCGGCCGGTCCTGGCGCAAATAGCGATAGGTCTCGGTCTTGAAGGTCGACGTGGCGACCGTCCAAAGCCGCGCACCGCGCCGCAGCCGTTTGCCTGCGATGGTCGCGTCCACATACGTCGGGCCAGTGACCGGGCTCGAGCGGTTGAAGCCTTCAACGCCTTTGACCGGTGCCACCTGCGCGAAGCCGACCTGTCGTGACCAGGCATAGACAGCACTGGTTTCGTAGCCGGTATCGATCGCCAGCCGTGCCAACGTCATATTCTGACCGGAAGCATGCACCCATGTCTGGCCGAGCAAGTTGGCCAGTTGCTGCCAGCACGCCGGATCGCCGGGCCCGCCTTCAATGACCAGGTGATCGATCAGCCAACTCTCCAGCCCGCGGCCCCAGGCCCAGACATCGACTTCGATGCGATCTTTCTGAACGTCGGCCCCGGCTGTCAGGAACAAGCCGCGCTCTGGAACAGTCCCTCCGCCCCAGGTCTCGCGCTGGTCCGCCAAGCGCTGCCAGTCCGGCGCCTCGCCGGTTTCGACCCATGTCTCGCCGAGGATCGTATTGCGGAATGCCTTGATCGCCTCGTCCGACCCTTGCGCCGCGTCCCATGCGCGCACGATCCGCTCCCAACTCAGCCAGCCGATCGGCGAATAGAGCGCCGAGAGATGATAGCCGACAGTGCCAGGATCGGCGGCCGTCGCAGTCGCGCGCCATTCGCCTGCCTCCAGCATCGCCGTCTTGTTGTGTTCGGCAATAGGCGTCTCGCAGCCCTCGCAGTGATATTCAGCAGTCTCCGGCCGCCCCTTTTGCCAGCGCAGGCGTTCGAACTTCAGCCACTGTTCTTGACCGCAATGGGGACATGGCACGAAATACCGGCGTTGGTCGCTGGCCTCAAACTCCCGCTCGATCCGGCTCAGGCCCCGAATTGTCGGCGTCGAGACCAGGAACACCTTGCGCCGATGGGCGAAGGTCAATGATCGTGCTTCGGCCAGCGTGACTGGGTCGCCTTCATCGTCAGCGGAGGCCGGATAGGCATCGACCTCGTCGAGGAAGATGTAGCGCGCGGGTGTCGAGCGCAGACCCACGGCCGAGTTCGCTCCGGTCATGATCAGGATGCCGCCCGCAAACTCCTTGGACAGCATGGTGTTGCCCGCGTCGCGCGATCGGGCCGGTTTGACCCGCTCGCGCAGTTCCGGGCTTTCATCAATCAACGGGTCGATCCGCTGGCGCGAGTTTCGTTTCGCTAATTCCACCGTCGGCTGGACCGCCAGCATTGGGCCCGGCGCCTGGTGGATCGCAAAGCCGATCCAGTTGTTCCCGGCCTCGGTCGCGCCGACCTGCGCCGCCTTCATAAAGACGATCCGCTGGGTCGGGTCGCCAGGCGACAGCCGGTCCATGATCTCGGCCATGTAGGGCGTGCGCGCCGTGCGATACCTTCCCGGTTCGGCCGAAGCGCGCCCCGAAAGCATTCGGTGCCGATCCGCCCATTCGGAAACGGTCAGGTCCGGATCGGGCGTGAGGCCCGCGCCCCATGCACGCAGTATCTCTGCCGCGCCGTCGAAATCCAGTACATCGTCGGCATCACCGGAGATCGGGTTTGATCTCGGCAAGATCGTCGAGCTGGGCACGGACATGTTTTTCCAGAACTTTCTGCATCGCGGCGGTCTCAACGCCCAGATCGGCCGCCATCAACGCCGCCGCTCGGGACGGCCAGTTGACCCAGACGTCACGCTCCTGCCGCGCCAGCCGGAACACCAGCGACAACGCGCGGGCCCGGTCGATCAGCTCGCCTTTCAGCTTCTGTAGCCGGAGGCGCCGTTCCTGCGCCTTCAGCACTTCGTTCGCCGTCTTGGCCTGCAGGAACGTGGTGCCGCTGCCGATTTGTGGCGCCGCTAACCCCTGTTCACGGAGCGTCTCGCCGACTGCGGACACTGCCGCCTCCGGGACAGGCTTGAGTTTTGGCTGCGGCGCTTTCCGGGTCTTCGACGGATCGGTCGCTTCGGCGCGCAAGGCATCGCTGGCCACCGCGTCAATGCTGCCATCGCCGTACAGAACCAGCCGCCCTGTCGCTTTGGCCTTCTGGATTGCACCACGTGAAAGGCCGACGCGGGCGGCATACCGGCGCTCGCTCAGACCCTCCATTGCGTGCTCCGATTATCATTCAAAATCATGTTCTTATGTAGTTGATAGGCCTCCGTACCAGAGCGAACGTGGTCTCAAGAAAAAGATGCAACTCACCACGGAGCCGCCACGATGACCCGCCTGAACCCGCAGACAACGCCCCGCCATCAACTGCGCGCCGAGAAGGCTGCGCGGAACAAGGAGGCGGCCTTGAACGCCTTCATCGGCAAGAAAGCCGAAATCGACGAGATGCTCGTCCGCTTGGCAAGCCTCAGCGACGAGCATTTCAACTCCCATCCCGACGATATCAACTGGGGCCATGTCGACACCCTTGAGCATTACGCCAGCCTCCTGAAGCGCATCACCGACAGCGCCTTCAGCGAAGGCGAGCACGCGGAGTGAGCGCCATGGAAACCAGCATCGTCCGCATTGCCATCCGTAAGCTGCCCGATCATTTCGACCGGAGCCGTATCACCACGGTCCTCGACGAAATCGAAAGCGCCCTGATGGACGATGGCGGCGTTTATGTCCGGGCCTACGCCGACAGCATGACGATCACCATCGAGGTTCCGACCGATCAGCTGATCGATGCAGCCGCCTGTCTGAAAGACCTCGGCCTGATCTGAATTCGGCTCGGTCAGCCCGCAGGCCCGCACTTGCGGGCTTCATCCGGTAGAAGGCGCCGCATCCTGCATTGCCCGAACACCGGAGAAACCAATGACCCAGATCCAGCTATCCGACCCACAAGCCATCATCCTGTCCACCGCCTGCGCGCGGGATGACGGGGCAGTGTTCCCCGTCACCGCCAGCCTCAAGGGCGGCGCCGTTGGCAATGTCTGCAAGAGCCTCCTGAAGAAGGGGCTCATCGAGGAGATTGCAGCCAAGGACCTGAACACGGTCTGGCGGCACGACGAAAAGGGCGGGCCGATAACCCTGCGTTCCACGTCGCTAGCTTACAGCGTCCTCGGGATCACCAACGAACCGAACGAAAGTGCCCCCACCGATAGAGCAAGCGAACCCGTCCAGCGTCGAAATGGGACCAAACAGGCAAAGCTGATCGAGATGCTCCGCGCTGAAGGCGGCGCGACCATCGAGGAAATCATGGTCGCAACTGGATGGCAGTCACATACGGTTCGTGGTGCCATGTCCGGCGCGCTGAAGAAGAAGCTCGGTCTTGAGGTGGACTTGCCACGCAAAAGTTCCGGTCTCTCAGCTCATGTTAGGCAGCCCGTCTCTCGAAAGCCAAGGGACTTTTCCCGCCAAGGGATGAATGCCGTCTTCGCGGGTTGTAGAACCCATTGATGTATTGGAATATTGCTCCTTCTGCTTGTCTGCGGGTCGCCCATTTCTGACGCCAGATCAGTTCGGCTTTCAGAGATTTGAAGAAGGTCTCGACCATGGAATTGTCATAACAATTTCCCTTGCCGCTCATTGAGACCAGAAATCCATGCTGCTTCAGACTTTTCTGATAGTCACCTGAACAGTATTGAGAGCCACGATCCGTATGATGGATACAGCCTTTGGGTGGCTTTCGCAGCCCTACTGCCATGTCTAATGCCTTGATGGCCAGGTCCCGCTTCATCCGGTTACTGACCGCCCAGCCAATGACCCGGCGGGAGTAAAGATCGATGATCACTGCCAAATACAGCCATCCCTCGCTCGTCCAGATGTAGGAAATGTCCCCTGCCCATTTTTGGTTTGGGCCATCAGCAGAGAAGTCCTGATCAAGAAAGTTGGGGGCGACATTGAAGGCGTGATTGCTGTTAGTCGTGACTTTATGTTTACGGGTTCGAATAACCTTGATCGCGTTCTCACGCATCAACCGGCCTACCCGGCGGTGCCCGACAACAAGACCGAGATCGCGCAGTTCCTCCGTCATGCGAGGTCGGCCGTAGCTTTGCAGGCTAAGGCGGTGTTGTTCTCTGATATGGGCCAACAGCACCATGTCATCTCGCTGGCTTCGGCTGATAGGGCGGATCTTCCAGGCGCGAAACCCACGGGAAGTTACCCGCAAAACGCGGCATAGAAACTCAATGGGCCAGATCTTCTTCCAGGTGTCGATAAAGGCAAACCTCACGCCTTTTGGCCTGCGAAGAAGATCGTCGCCTTCTTTAACACTTCCCTCTCCTCGCGGAGTAGCCGGTTCTCTTTGCGAAGGCGGGCGTTCTCCTTCTCCACATCCTCATGCGGGCCGGACATCAGGTCATCATTCTGATGGTGTTGAACCCACTTGTTCAGTGTCGAAACACCAACCCCTAAATCAGACGCAATCTGAGGTCGCGTCAGTCCACTGCTTGTTGCAATGCGAACCGCATCACGTCTGAACTCGTCGCTGTATCTTGGTGCCAATTTGTGTCTCCTTCATTGCGAATATCGCTCGAAAGAGACCGGAACTAAATCGCGACAAGTCCAAGTCCAACCTTCTCCTCTGTCAGGTCGATCGTGGCGCCCCGTTCCCGTCCCGCGTATTCGTGCAGGCGATCAGCGGCGAGCATCGCCATGTGATCGGCGGACGCGTCGAACAGGTCGGGATGCTCCAGAAATACCCGGACCGCGATGTGTTTCGGATCATGTGCCTTGTTGGGTGCATCCTCATCACCGGTCTTCATGTCCGGAAACAGATTGATGCCCTGACGGTCGGCCTGGGTCTGGATGACTTCGAGGCCACGTCTGTCACCCAGTTCGGCAATCCGGTGGAGATCGGCACGCAGACCTTCCGGATAACTGTCCTCGGCTCCCGTCAGGAGCTCGTGGAGCGCGCCCCGCGCAATATCCTCTTCCTGATCAAGCAGATCGACAGAGAAGCTGGTGAAATTGCCCTCGTGACGGACCAGCAATGCCTTCATCAGGATCAGATCAATTGTCTTGATGAACCGGGGGTTCACGAACTTCTTCAAATTGCCTGCCATCGCGAATCCCCTTTTTCCATGAAATGAATGTTCATAATATGTTCTCGTCCATGTGCCCGCAACCGTCGGGCGATCAGTTGGGACGAATTTCGAAACCGATGAGTAGAAGCCAAGGGAGACAACCGACCCGAGGCCCGCATGAAACGCCCCAATCCACTCCCACCCAACCAGATGACTCCAGCTGAACGCCGTGCCGACCTGTGCAGGCTGCTGGCTCTCGGGTTGGTTCGCCTACGGATGCGGGACCGGGCGGAAGTATCTGACGATATTGGAGAAAGTTGCCTACACTATCCGGCCGACGAATGGCGTCATGCAACTCCAACTCACCGGAGAAATGCATGACCAAACAAGATCCTATTCCCGCCCGCCTGGCCGCGCTCAAGACGACATCGACGGCAGACCTGAAGCAGCAATGGCGTGAGCTGTTCGACAGCGAGCCGCCGCCGTTCAACCGTCGCTACCTTGAAAGCCGTCTGGCCTACCGCATTCAGGAGCTCGCCTATGGCGGCTTGAAGCCGGAAACCGTGAAACGTCTGGAAGCCCTTGGCGAACACCTCGATGGCGGTGATCGTAAAAAGAGCCGAATCCGCGCTGACCTGACGCCCATCGTCGGGACGCGGTTGATCCGTGAATGGCAAGGCGTCGAGCATGTCGTCACCGTGACCGCCGACGGCTTCGACTGGCAGGGCCGCCCTTACAAATCGCTGTCGGCCATTGCTCGCGCCATCACCGGCACGCGCTGGAACGGCTGGGTGTTCTTCGGCCTGAAAAACCACCGGAGGAGCGCATGACCAAGCCGATTGTCCGGAAACTGCGCTGCGCGATCTACACGCGCAAATCCTCCGAGGAAGGGCTCGAGCAGGAATTCAACTCGCTCCACGCGCAACGGGAGGCCTGCGAGGCCTATATCGCAAGCCAGCGCTCCGAAGGCTGGGTGTTGGTCCGCGATCAGTATGACGATGGTGGCATCTCGGGCGGGACGTTGGAACGTCCCGGCCTGAAACGGCTGCTTGCCGATGTCGAAGACGGGCTGGTCGACGTGGTCGTCGTCTACAAAATTGACCGCCTGTCGCGCTCGCTGATGGATTTTTCCAAACTGGTCGAGGTGTTTGACCGAAACGGCGTGACCTTCGTTTCTGTCACTCAGTCATTCAACACCACCACATCCATGGGGCGGTTGACGCTGAACATCCTGCTGTCATTCGCCCAATTCGAGCGCGAAGTGACGGCGGAACGTATTCGGGACAAGGTCCGCGCCAGCCGGATGAAGGGCATGTGGATGGGCGGCGTGCCGCCACTGGGCTACGAGGTGAAGGACCGAAAGCTGATCATCAAGGAGGCCGATGCCGCCAACATCCGCTGGATTTTCGCCCGCTTCATCGAAATCGGCTCGGGCACGGAACTGGCTCGTGAACTGGCGGCACGGGGCATTCAGACCAGCCGTGGCAACCGGATCGACAAGAAGTACCTGTATCGCCTGCTGAACAACCGCGCCTACATCGGCGAGGCCGTGCACAAGGGGAACAGCTATCCCGGCGAGCATGATGCCATCATCGAAAGGGATGTCTGGGACAAGGTCCACGCCATCCTGACTGAAAGCCCTCGCAAGCGAGCCGCGCGCACCCGCGCCGACACGCCCGCACTGCTCAAAGGGTTGCTCTACGGCCACGACGGGGCGGCCTTCTCGCCGACCCACACGCGCAAGGGCGGCAAGCTCTACCGATACTATGTCAGCCAGACGGTGCTGAAGCACGGCGCTGGATCGTGTCCGGTGGGGCGGGTCCCCGCTGGTGAGATCGAGGCCGCCGTGATTGACCAGCTCCGCGCCGTGTTCCGCCAGCCTGAGATTGTGGCGGGCACATGGAAGGCGGCCCGCTCGCAGGATAACGAGATCACCGAGGCCGACGCCCGTGACGCATTGACCCGTCTTGATCCACTGTGGGATGAACTCTTCCCCGCTGAGCAAGCGCGCATCGTGTCGCTGCTGGTCGAGCGGATCGACATTGGCACCGATGGCCTCGATGTTCGCCTGCGCATGGACGGGCTGACCGGGCTCGCGCGCGAAATGATGGCTGACGTCGGAACGGCCGTATGACCCGCGCGAAGCCAGTGCCGGAAACAGTTACAGTGCACATCCCGTTCCGCCTCGTGAAGCGCGGCGGTCGCAAGGAGATGCAGATGCCGGATGGGGCATCTGGGCACAGCAAGATGGATAACACGTTGGTCAAGGCACTGGCGCGGGCGTTTCGCTGGAAGCGGATGCTGGAAACCGGCGAATTCACAACCATCGCCGAGTTGGCGGATCGCGAAGGCATAGCGCTCTCCTACATGACACGAGTGCTGCGCATCACTCTGCTGGCGCCGAATCTTGTTGAGGCGATCTTGGAAGGCCGACAAGGACCAAAGGCCACCCTGGCTAAGCTTCTGGAGCCAGTATCGGCCAAATGGGAGGATCACAACGACCAGTTTGAGGCCAACCGGTAGCCGAAAGTTGAGACACCAAGATTAAGCTGGTGCATTCTGGTGCATTCCTGTGTAATCTGGTTCAGCGCGGCAGAGGGAGCGGTCATGCCAGACGTCGAAACAACCGAGATGCGACGGTTCACGATCTCATTGGAAGCATCAGCACATGACGAATTAAAGCAAATCGCTGCGTCACACCGCCCACCATTATCTCTGCAGTACGTGGTTAGATACGCACTTCTGCGTTTTCTCGACGAGAATAGAGATCAGCAACTTAAGCTGGACATCGAATAACATGCGGACTTTAAAATTCATTGATCTGTTTGCTGGCCTCGGTGGATTTCACCTTGCTCTTCAGTCACTTGGCCATCAGTGCGTGTTTGCTTGCGAACGCGACGAAAATTTAGCACTCCTTTATGAAAAGAATTTTGGAATTGTCCCTCATGGTGACATTCGTACACTCGACCTGCCTTCCGTTCCGGATCATGATATTCTTTGCGCAGGTTTCCCCTGCCAACCTTTCTCGAAGGCAGGAGGTCAGCAAGGATTTGAATGCCCACAATGGGGAGACTTGATCGATTACGTTGTCCGAATCTTGCGGCAAAAAAAGCCAGAATTCTTCATTATTGAGAATGTTCCTAATCTTGTTCGCCACCGGCAGGGTCAGACATGGCGTAAGATTTTGCACAAACTGCGCCTTGCTGGTTACAGCGTGGATGACGGAAAACTCTCGCCTCACCAATTGGGTGTCCCACAAGTTCGCGAACGTGCGTTTATTGTTGGTCGACGCGGTGGGCTTGGTGACTTTTCCTGGCCGGTGCCTCACTTGGAAGCAAATCTTTCAATCTACAATGTGCTCGACACGAACCCACAGGACGCCAAGCCTTTGCCGGAGAGTTTCCTAGGCTATCTCGAGGCGTGGCAGGAGTTTCTCGATCGTTTTCCAGCAGATGAACAGTTGCCATCATTTCCGATTTGGGCGATGGAATTTGGGGCAACTTATCCTTTCCTCGATCGCTCTGCATGCGGAATCGGCGTTGAAGAACTGGGTTCCTATAAGGGAAGTTTTGGAACTCATCTTTGTGATCTGAAGGCAGAAGACGTTGTTTCGGCGTTGCCGGCCTACGCACGCGGCAACGCAGACGGATATCCCAAGTGGAAAATCGATTTCATCCGACAGAACCGCGAATTTTATGAGAGGCACAAAAGTTGGATTGACGACTGGCTACCACGCATCCGTGGTTTCGCGCCAAGCTTCCAGAAATTCGAATGGAACTGCAAAGGCGAGAAGCGTTTAATCTGGGACTACGTCATCCAGTTTCGTGCATCGGGGATCCGCGTCAAACGTCCAGTCACTGCACCCTCGTTGGTCGCAATGACGACGAGCCAAGTACCCGTGATCGCTTGGGAGCGGCGGTATATGACCACGCGAGAATGCAGCCGCCTCCAAAGCATGGGAAAATTGGAGCACTTGCCTGAGGCTCAGACTGCAGCCTTTAAGGCTCTTGGTAATGCTGTGAATGTTGATGTGGTTCACGCGATTGCACGAGAACTCCTATCGCTTACTGATGACAAAAATTCCGGAACAGGGGTTTTTTCATCTCCCTCGAGGGAGAAGAAACAGCCCAAAGCCGCATTTGAAACGGCTGCATAAGTATCTGGATCGCATAGGAAGGACCGCAAATTGGCGGCACAAAAGGTTGATATTCGTCCGGTAATCCCCCCATTTTTAATGGGGTGCAGCCGTAGAACTTACGCGGCCATTTTCAGTTTCTGTGCGGGTGTGATGCCGCCGATGCCCATGTTCGGGCGGTCGTTGTTGTAAGTCCAGAGCCATTGCGTGGCGAAGTCTTGGGCCTCCTCGATGTTTTCGATGATGTGTTGGTCCAGCCATTCATTCCTGACGGTGCGGTTGTAACGTTCGATGTAGGCGTTCTGCTGGGGCTGTCCTGGTTGGATGTGCTGGAGGGTAACACCTTGTTTCTCAGCCCATTCCAGCAGCTTGATGCTGATGTATTCAGGGCCATTATCGACCCGGATCGTGCCGGGCTTGCCACGCCATTCGATGATGCGATCGAGGCTCCGGATCACGCGTTCAGCAGGCAATGAAAAGTCGACCTCAATGCCAAGCCCTTCGCGGTTGAAGTCGTCCAGCACGTTCAGCAGTCGAAACTGACGACCGTCGCTCAGCCTGTCGGCCATAAAGTCCATCGACCAGGTCATGTTGGGGGCCTCGGGTACCGCCAGCGCGTCGGGTTTATCCCGCTTTAGCCGTTTGCGGGGCTTAATCCGCAGGTTCAGTTCCAGCGCGCAATAGATGCGATAGACCCGCTTATGGTTCCACGGATGACCTTTGACGTTGCGCAGGTGCAGATAGCAAAGTCCGAAGCCCCAAGTCTTCCTCGTATCCGTCAGCCCGACAAGCAAATCGGCAATCTGTTCGTTCTCATCGCTCAGAAGCGGGCTGTAGCGATAGCAGGTCTCGCTAACCCCAAAGGTGCGGCACGCCACGGCGACACTGACCCCGCGTCGCTCTACCGCCGTTGCGGCCATCTCTCGTCGCTGAGATGGCCCAGTCACTTTTTTCCAAGGGCTTCCTTCAGCAACTCGTTCTGCATGCTCAACTCTGCGAACATCTTCTTCAGGCGTCGGTTCTCGTCTTCAAGCGCCTTGGTCTGCGCGATCATTGAAGCATCCATCCCGCCATACTTCGCCCGCCATTTGTAAAAGGACGCTGTGCTCATACCATGTTCGCGGCAAAGCTCGGCCACCGGAACACCGCCTTCGGCCTGGCGCAGGATCGCAAGGATCTGCGGCTCACTGTATCTCGTCATCTTCATCTGAATCTCCTCATGCATCTTGCCGAGAAAATTCTACTTCCGCAGCCCCTTACTTTCGGGGGGGATTACCGTCCTGGCGTGAGTGTTCTCGCAGTATTGAGGCATCTGAATTATAAGCCTTGGTACGCCCTTGCAGAATTCGTGGACAATGCGGTCGAAAGTTTCTCTCGAAATGAGAACCAGTTGCGGGCGCACCATGGCGGCGACTTCAAACTCGTCGTAAGCATCGATATCGACACAACATCTCCTGCTCGCATTTCTATCCGTGACAATGCCGCTGGCATCGCGCTCGTGGATTTTGGTCGAGCGTTTCGCCCAGCCGCGATTCCACCCGACCGGACTGGTCTTGCTGAGTTCGGAATGGGCATGAAAAGCGCCGCCTGCTGGTTCGCACCACAGTGGTATGTTCGAACGTCTGCTTTTGGTGACCCGGTGGCTCGTACCGTGCGTTTTGAGATCGCCAACATTGTCAATGATGAGATCGAAGAATTAGATATTGAGGAAGAGCAGGAAGAAGCCGATTTTCACTATACTGAGATCGTGTTGGAAAATACCTTTCACGTCCCTGTCGGGCGCACAGTCGGGAAACTCAAGGAACACCTGACTGACATTTACCGTGTCTTTATCCGCGAGGGGGCTCTGGAGCTTCGCTTCAACGGCGAAACTCTCGCGCCGCAAGAACCGCCGATTCTGTCAGCTCCATACTTCCGCGAAATGGAAGGCCCACCAAACTTATGGCGAAAGGACATCGCATTTGACCTAGGAGATGGGTTGTCGGTCCAAGGCTTTGCCGCTCTGCGGGAGACGGCGAATACGGCCAAGGCTGGCTTTTCGCTTTTCCGACGTGGTCGTGTGATCGAAGGAAGTGGTGACGAAGGATATCGACCGTCCTTCATCTTCGGAAGTTCGAATAGCTACCGGTATCAGCGGCTATTTGGTGAACTTCACCTTGATGGTTTCGAGGTCAGCCACACAAAAGATGGTTTTCGTTGGGACGAAAACGAACAGCCGTTCCTAGAGCTGTTACGTGAACACCTGGATAGTGAAGACTTGCCTCTGCTCAAACAAGCAGAAGGCTACCGCGTGCGCGTCGCTCGGGCTCAGATGACTCGCACTGCGACACAAGCGGTCGATAACACGGCGAGAGCGATCGCAGCGCGACTGCCTGAGGCATTGCCAGCGATATCCGATGCACCTCCAGTCGATGCGCCTGACGAGGAATCGCCGCATGCGGGGACTCTCGCACGAAAGCAATTTGATATCCGCTTCCGTGACAAAGACTGGCGTATCAACATAGAGTTGACCGAGGATCCGTCAGAAAGCCTCTGGTTGGTTTTCAGCGACGTGGCCGCCTCAACAGAGCAGCCGCGTTGTCTCGACATTAGGGTTTCGATGGTGCACCCATTCATGGTCCGATTTGCACAAACTGATAGCGAAGATGTGGAGGCGCTCTTGCGAGTAGCTGCTGCGCTTGCTCTTGCGGAAGTATTGGCTCGTGACTCCGGCGTGCGCCATGCCGGAACGATCCGCCGAAACTTAAACGACATTATTCGTCAGGCGCTTTCGGATGCGTAATATTTCATAGGTGATCCATGACAGATGATGCTCCCTTTGTTGTTCAGCCGATAGACCACGAAGTGCAGGTGGGGCGCTGGCAGCCTGTGGTCGGCCCGGAAACCCATGATTTCCTTGAGCATGTTGTACCTGGCGGTAGTCGTGACATTGTACGAGATGCCGCCGCCTCAATTCTGGGACGCGGCATTTCACCCAATGATCCAGCCGGACAAGAAACGGGTCTGGTAGTTGGCTATGTTCAAAGCGGCAAGACCATGTCGTTTGAAACTGCGGCGGCTCTTGCCCGTGATAACGGCTTCCAGATGGTCATCATTGTTGCTGGGACCTCAAAGCCCCTTCTCGAACAATCGACTGGACGCGTGCGCGACGATTTTCGCCTGGATGACTCAAGCCGCGCGAGGAGTTGGATTCATTTCCAGAATCCCGAACAAGAGGACGCTATCGTCCAAACCATGCGAGATGTCTTTGACGACTGGCGAGATGAAGGCACCCCAGACGAGTACAAGATGACGGTGCTGGTCACCGTACTCAAGCATCACGGCCGATTAGGCAATCTGACCCATCTTCTGCAGACTGTCGGTATGGAAAGGGTGCCCGTTCTCATCATTGATGACGAGGCCGATCAAGCGAGCCTCAACACGGAAGTCGCCCAGGGTGAAGAAAGCACCACCTACCGCCGCCTGATGGCGCTCCGCGACGCGCTACCACTGCACAGTTATCTGCAATACACCGCGACTCCACAGGCCCCGCTTCTGATTAGTATTGTTGACGCCCTGTCACCAAATTTTGTTGAAGTCCTGACGCCTGGCGACGCCTATGTCGGGGGAAGAGATTTCTTTGACGACAATCAACAATATGTTCGCACAATTCCGCCGGCCGATGTGCCAACCAATGCCAATCCTCTTCCGGAGCCTCCGGAATCGCTACTCGAGGCTCTGCGAATTTTCATGGTTGGCGTTGCTGTCGGCCTAATGGAAGCGGGAAATCGTGGCAATCGCTCCATGCTCGTCCATCCGTCGCACCTTACCGCTCAGCATCAAGAGTTTTATAATTGGGTTCGCGATATATTTGAAGAATGGAAGCGTGTTCTTGGCTTACCTGATACGGATCCTGACAAGCAAGAACTGGTCGAGGAACTGCGCGTTGCATATGACGATCTTGCGCAAACCGCGCCGGCAGGTTTGCCGTCCTTCGATCAATTGGCACCGACCTTTCGATTTGCCTTTCGACGAACCCGCCTCCTCGAAGTCAACGCGCGCTCTGGACCCACTCCAAGAGTGGATTGGGGTAGCTCATACGGTTGGATTCTCGTGGGCGGGCAGGCCATGGACCGCGGTTTCACCATTGAAGGTTTGACCGTGACCTACATGCCGCGCGGGATCGGCGTTGGCAACGCGGACACCGTACAGCAGCGGGCGCGTTTCTTTGGCTACAAGCGAGGCTACCTCGGCTATTGTCGTGTTTACCTAGAGCAAGGCACTCATCGTGCCTTCCAACGTTATGTCGAGCATGAGGAAGACATGCGCGTCCAACTCGAAGACATTCGCGATAGCGGACGTTCTTTAAACGATTGGAAGCGCGCCTTTGTTTTGGACAACGCTCTTCGACCTTGCCGTCAAAACGTCCTGGAGTTTGACTATATACGTGGACGATTTTCTGATGACTGGGTTGCACCACGTGTGGTTTTGGCGACCGACAACGTGCTTCAAGCCAATCGGCAAACCGTTGCGGATTTTCTTGCGAATACTCAGTTCATTGATGACGAAGGTCACCAAGACAGGACAGACACTCAGCGTCACGAAGTGGCGACGGGCTTATCGCTGCGCGATGTGTTGGAACGGCTGCTCATTCCGATGCGCATTACGAGCTCCCGCGACTCACAGCAGATAACTGGGCTCCTGCTGCAGCTTAGCCGGGCGCTTGAAAATGACCCGGACGAGCCGTGCGCAGTCTACCGCATGAGCCCAAGAACTGGACGCGAACGCGGCGTTGATGGTAGCGGCGAGGTTACCAACCTCTTCCAGGGTCAAGCGCCCGTGAATCCGCCCGCACGGAGAGGAGAAGTCTATCCTGGCGACCGTGCTGTTCGGGAAGAAGGACATGTCACGGTCCAGATACACACACTTGACCTGACACGTGACGGATCAGTTGTTCGAGAGAACGTTCCTGTCCTGGCGGTTTGGGTTCCCTCTCGGCTCGCGGTGGGCTGGATAAACCAAAATCAACCAGGCCAGAATACGTGACAGAACCTGGGCTTTTCGCCATCTATGAGGGCATAGTTGTGCCCGATAGCGAAAGTGCAGGCACACCGTTTTTTACGGTCAGGCCGGTTGCCGAGCATAGCACCTACTTCGTAGGCAAAGACGCTTCCGCACGAGCGTGCCTGCTTATAGCAACTGCGAATGAGTTTGGACGAAAACCCCCGCCCATCCGACTTGAAAGCCTGGACGCGCAGTTCGAGCTCGCTTGTGTGATTAGGGACCCCACAGGTGAGGTAAGGGAAGATCTGTTTACTGTAGTCAGGTGCCGATCCCTAGAGACTGAAACAATCCGGTACTTCCTCTCAGTATGCCGGATCATCATGCGGCACTTGGGGAGTGCTCCTTCGCGGACCTCAATTGCTGCGGCTGTACGTCGTATCGCGTCGATATTTCAAAGCATTAAAAAGCCGCCTGTCCGCTCGTTAAACGGACTGTTTGGCGAGCTTTTCATGATTTTGCAGAGTCGAAGTCCGACAAGGGCAGTTGCGGCTTGGCGCATCGACGAAGCGTCGCGCTACGACTTCGCCTCCGGGGACGTTCGGATAGATGTCAAAAGCAGTGCCGTCAGGACCCGTAAGCACACATTTTCGTACGATCAGTGCAATCCGCCGCCAGGCACCGAAGCTGTCGTTGCGTCAATTATGGTAGAGCGCATTCCTAGTGGGATTTCTTTAGACAGTCTGATTGGTTCGATCGAGGAACGGATTGCAGCAGACGAAGACCTTGTTCTTAAACTTCATCAGGTTGTCGCTTCAACCCTTGGTTCCAGTCTCTCCGAGTCAATGCAAGTTTCGTTTGATCCGCGCCTTGCGGCAACCTCTCTCGAGTTTTTCGACTTACGTGAGATACCCGCTTTGAGGGGCCCACTCCCGCCAAGCGTTTCTGACGTTCGGTTTACGGTTGATATGTCAGGACTAGTACCGTTGGCCAAAGAAGCTCTGATTGATCGAGATCCTCATTTCTGGGATCTCGTACCTGATGAATGA